CAGCAGTCCACCGCGTGGATCAATGTTGAAACCCATTTGACCAGCCCAACCCTGCGCAGCATCTTGTGCGGCAGGGTAACTGGCTCCAGATGGTGTACCCATTCCCATAACAGGATAGCCACCACCGCCTAAAAGTCCACCACCGCCGGTATAACCACCAGCACCCGGCCCTGCTACGCCCGGCCCTGCTACGCCTGGTCTTGTACCTGGCCCTGCAATAACTCTTCCACCGGGGGTATCTAGGTCAACGATAGGTACAGCAGTAGTACCAGAAGGAGGAGGAGTTGTTGTTGGCCGTCCTTCCACAATTCCAGCCCTTTTATTTTCTCCCCAAGAACCTATAGGTGTCCATGCCTGATCTTTACCCTTTACTACACCATGCTGATCGCTGAACCGTACTTCTTGTCCTGTAGGTTTGCCAGTCGCATCCCTGATTACATACCTATCATTGGTTGAATTGATATTGTCTTCTGCCCACAAATTACCTTTATTGAGTTTCCACATACCGGACTGAACCGCACCAACTCTTGGGTTACCCTGACCACCGCCTTTTGCGTGAGCAATACTAAAAATTACACTATTGGCTCCGCGGCTATCTCCGGCATCAACATCCGCTTTTAATCGGGCATTAAAATCTTTAATCTGTGATGGGGAATAACCTTCAGTTGGAATATTTGTTCCATAGAAAGTATTTGCTCCACCAACTTTTACGTCAGGTCGATAAGATTCTGGGCTTCGTTTTACAGCGGTATCGGTACTTACTGTAGTAGCCGATTTCAAAATACTTGCTTGCGATTTCATGGTGGCAATATGCGCATCGCGTCTTTGTTTAGCAGCGGCTTTTTGTGCAGCGTTTGCTCTAACCATTTTCCCGGTTTTTTTATCTTTTATCTTTCCGGTTTTTAGAATTACCTGTGCCGCATTCTTTTTTCTTTCTGCGGAATCCCTTTCTTTTCTCGCTGCTTTTTTTTCTGCTGCTGTAGCCATATCAGTTCATCCTACCTTTTAAGTCTTTTGTTAGTATGTGGTATTTGCATTCCCAATCCCAATCCTTCAATATTTTTATCCATGCCTTTCTTCCCCATACTTCTAAGAAAGTGCAACCATTCATTAGTGCAAAATTCTCTACCATTGGAAAATTCTTTATCCAACGATCCATTCCTTCGCCGCTGATAAAGATGATTCTCAATACTTTCTTCTGAGGATATTCGGCAAATTGAGAAATCATACAAGCTATTACTTCTTCACCTTCCATTGCAACCCACAGTTGCATATCCCCGCTCATTAAACATTCTAAGAAATCTTCTACAGATAGTTCCATTTGATCGTTTTGAGAAGGTTCCAATAATGGAATAATGGAATTCCATACATAAGGAACATCGCTAGAAGAAATCAATCCAACTTGACAGTTTGTTCCAACTCGTACCGTATCAATAAATTCCTTCGCCCTCTCACTAATGATAGTTTTATCAGTCTGTTTCACGAGTTAGTCATTCCCTTTCCTGCAACAAAGCCATAGAATTTAGTTCCACCGTCAAAAGTTGTAAAGGTTACGACATCCGTACCAGAAGAGGTCATCAGGTTATTACTGGTGTCATCACCATCTGCCCAGTAAACAGCATTGCCTCCGCCACCATGCGCCCCAGCCTTAAAAGAGGCTGTGCAACTGCCTAAGTTAGTACCTAATATGGTTACAGAGTTTGAGTGGGAGGACAGGGCGTTAGTGATTCCTATGTTAAAGGTTCCACCGCCTGACATGGTAAGAGTCTGGACATTTCCATCCTCCAGATCAATGTTAAAAGCGGATGTCTTTGTTCCTATGGCATTAAGAGTTTCTGCATAGTCAGTAAAGCGCGGTCTGCTAACTACCGTATCGGCACACGATATACCAGCATCCACCGTTAATTGCTGGACAAATCTACCATCACCAAAAACATCAAGAGTATATGATGGGCTAGTATCTAAAATACCCACCCTCTGCCCCTTTAATGTAATATGAACTTGGTTGTCTACATAGAAATCAGCACGCGGACTACCCGCATCACAGCGGATTTTTAAGTTTGCTGAATTAGCAACATTGTTGTCTATTTCAATTGTTAAATCCCCAGAAACACCCGAAATTTCTACAGTACCCGCATCTAAGGCTAACAGATTCACCCAATGTGAACCCTTCTTAAAGACATAAAGCCCCTCAACACCAGTACCTAAAGGGTCTGCATTTGTGCCATCAAAATACCTGATATCCCCCGCTCTGGGTTTATCCGGCACTGCATTGATTCTTTCCAGTCTGAAAGTCGCTTGGTTAAAAAGTACGTTACCAAGACGCTTCAGTTCATCAACTACATATATTCCTAAAGTTTCTGGATCAGGCGGTAAGGGGCCAGGTTCATAATGAGTTACAGACTTTTCTACCCTATCGGTATAGGTAGCCATCAATTCATCTTGGAACCTCTAATCCCTGCATTTTGTACATCCAGAGAATAGCCGTCCAACCTCCATGTTTGGTCACCGGTGGATTCAAACTTCACCCCGATGTATTTTCCGGTTACCCTGACAGGAACCTTTGATTGTGTATCTGGATTAAAGGTATATGGGCCTTCCCATACAATTGCTTCTTCTGTAGACATTTGACTGCCCACATAAACATTCACAGTGTCAGTGCCAGACATCTTGGGCCAGACTGATGTAACTTGTTTAACCATTGCATTATTCGGCTGACCTTGTGCGTCCATAGATAATCCAGTTCTTTCAATAAAGGATGTCATATCAGTACCATCTTCTGTATGTCCGGTGCCATTCCTATACAATTTTGTGTCAGTAGCTGATGCCATAATCAGAGTTTTACCCTCCTTACTTATAAAAGAGGAGGCAGTAATTTCATTCCAGTTTTTGTCCTCTGATGTCCAAGTCGTAGTGGCGGCGTTCCATGAAGCAACAGACGTTGGATCGGCTTGTGTACCATATCCCACAAATCCCAAGTCTGGAATATCACGCTCTGTAAATGTTTTATTTATCCAGTTGTAAACCAATGCCTTATCACATTGTTCACTGGCAGAAGTTACATAACAAGCCCAAATTTCCGTATTGGCATAATCTGCTACTACAAACGACTTCTCATACTCACTACCATTGAGTTGACCAAATACATAATCCCGCATCTTATGTGGAAGTATGGATTTGATCTGTCTACCATCATTGACATACATATCACCATTACCAAAAATGAAATGTTTGGTTCCCTGCTCATCTGAGAATTCCGCTATGCAGTTCTTAGATAATGCACCGATAGTTGGGGATAGTTGGCGAAACGCGAATATAAATGGAGTTCCAACATACGTCATGGAGTAAGTGGAATCCTCTTTGTAGATCATAAAGGCATCACCAAGTGCCACACCATCTATGATTTTTCCTTTGGAGTCGGCTAATTCATACTCCCCCGCATCAACCGTTGCCGAAGTTTCATCCCAAGAGGATGGTATAGTTTGTATAGCCGCCTCTGTTGACCACTTTACCTTCCTGCTAAATGGAACCCCAGCCTCTGTTACATTCAGGGCGATCAAAAAGGATCGGAACGCCCTTACAGAAAATGGGTAATGATCAGAACCAGCCCCAGAAGACCAATTGGTAAGGTCTGCCATCTTTGTAGAAACGGAAGGTACACCAGAACTTAATGCCCAGAATTGCGGCTGATCGAGGCCATTAGCCATAATCAGGACACCACCTAATACGGTAGATGTCCAGCCTTCTTTAGCGGTAGCATTGTAAGCCCCTGCTGTTCTGGTTATATCTGTCCATGTTGATCCGTTGTGGACATGGATAGCGGCAGTTCCAGCTATAATCCAATAATTAGCTGATCCTACTTCTAGATTAACAATATGATAAGGGGCAACAGGACAAGTAGCCATAACCTCCTTATAACCTGGGGTTTTCTGTATAGCCCCATGCTCTGCCCTTATATTATTGCCATCTGTCCAGACGTTAAGAGGTAGTTGCCAAGCATTTATATCCTTGACAATCCCCATCTGCCCGACTTGATCAATCGGGATTAAAGCCATTATGGAAGTACA